AAACCAGGTCGAAATATTGATTGGCAAAAACCGGAACGGGCCAACTGACACCGTGCATTTGTACTGTGACCCGGCCTGCAATGTCGTGAGGGATTTGGCGAAATGAAGTGGACCGAAATCCAAGCCGAAGCGCAGTCCATCTGCGGACCAGCCGGCATGAGCGCCATGCTATGGGAGGGCGTCACTAATCAGCCCGCGCAGGTCTGCATACGCCGGCAGCGTTCGCCCTACTCATGGGCCTATTGCCCGTTGGAAACCGGCAGCAACAGCACCTCGGCCAGCGTCAAAGCTGAAGCTAGGCGCGTGGTCAAACTGCTGAGGGCGCAGCCATGAAGATCTACACGAGCAAGCAGGTGCTCCGAAAAACCCCCCAGATTGAGCGTCACGTGGTGGCGTGGGATCAAGGCCCACCACGCATGCAGGAACGCGTGCAAATCGACGGCCAAGAACGCGTGGTCTATTCCTGCAAACGAATTCTTCAGGGCGAGCACGTTGGAGATTATGAGATCATCGTGAGGCGCGCATGAGAACAGTCATCACAGACACCGAGCGGGCCATTCAGTACGGCACTACGGCGGGCCGGATTCAGGTCGAGCTGGAAAAGTTTGAGCCGTGGGAGAGGGGACACATTCTGCTCTCCATGCTGCTATCGATGACAGTCAAAGAGCACATGGACCAGGCGGAACGGCACGAGAAGATCGATTACCTTGCCGCGATGATGAAGGAACACGCCGACGCGGCGTTTCTCCTTGGCGAAAATGAAGCTTCGGGGACGCACTGATGGCCAAGATCCCCGGTTATTGTATCAAGGATGGCAAGGTCATCAAAGTCGCCCGCAAAACGTCAGTAAGCCAGAAAATCCAGGCGCGTAAGAAGCCCAAAACCACGTACGGAAAGGCTACGCGCTATGGAAACCCCGACACTTGAATGGCAACGCCATCACAGCCACGACAAAGCCAACACCGACGCGCAAACCCGCCGTGTCACCTACCGCCGTAAAACCGTCTGGGAGACCTACCAGGCGCGCGGTGCTATCGATGCCGAAGAAAAGCAGGCAGCCGACAAGCTGACAAAAGTCTGGCTTGGCGCTCAAGGCGTCGACGTGCGATCAGGCGACAACATCAACCCAGATCCGCTGGAATATCCGCAAAGCTATTACGCTCAAAAGCTTGCCGCCGCCGAACAAGCCGTCAAATCGCCTCGCCTATGGGGCGCGCTGATCATGCAACTGCAACTCGACGATCTTCAGGTCACAACAGAGATCGGGCGAAAATACCGCCAAACGAAAGACCGCGCACAAGCGCACGCGGCCGGAATGACGATGTTGCAAACCGGCCTGGAACTGCTGGCGATCCACTGGGGCCTTAAACGGTAATTACCGTAAATTACCTGTTGACACAGTGTCGACAAATCAGCGACACAGTGAGGTATGGTCGGTGTAGTGCGTAAAACGCAAGGAAGATCAATGCGGATCGTCACGACATCGCAGGACATCAAAGAGGCAATCACGATTGCACTCGCTGGACTGCCGATCAGCGAAACCGACGTTGCAACCGTTGCGCAGAATTGCATCTACATTATCACAAATCCGCCCATAACCTCGGATATCACTGGTTTTCCGGACGACGACGACATCGAGAACATGGAAATAGAGCGGCGCATCGAAGAAGCCGCAGAAGATCCGGATCTCGTCGGCGTCTACGTGAAAATCCGTGGATTCCCGAGGATCAAAACAAATGAACGCACATAAAGCAGCAATCTTTGTTTGGACGATTTTCTGGTCGGTGGTCGCGTTATTCGTCGCCATCGCTCTGGCCATCGCAACGCCAGCCGCAGCCCATCAAACCGAAATCTGCAACAACAAGTTTAACTTCTGGTACAAGGGCGCAAAGGCACGTGCTGACCTTTACCACGAATGGACGCTGAAGCTGGAAGCCGCCCGCAAAGCCTACATGGAAGAGCGTGAGCGCAGCAAGGCGTTACTGAAAGAACACGACGCGCGTGAAGGCAAAGAAACTAAGACGATGTTCGAAAGCGTGCCGAACCGACACCTGTTCCGACTTGAGCGCATGCTGCTTCAACCAGCCATCCACCTGGAAACCATCAAACCCGATCCAACCATAGAGGCACGAAAGTGACCATAAACGTCGCCAGCATCAAGCCGATATTCTTGATAGCCGCCATGCTGATTGCTGGTGCAACCGTCATCTGACAAACGGAGGGTGGAGGCAAATGCCAAGGCTCACCGCTAAGCAAGAGCGCTTCGTTCAAGAATACTTTAAGACATCGAACCAGCGCAAAAGCTATCAGCATGCCTATGACGCGGACGGCATGTCAGACAACGCTGTTGACCGCGAAGCATGTTTACTTCTCAAAAACCCAAAGGTCGCCCAAAGACTTGCCGAAATGCAGGAAAGGGTGGCCAAAAAGGCTGAAGTTACGGTCGAAACCATCAGCGAGATGCTGGACCAAGCATTCGCAAAAGCAGCCCAAGACGACAAGGGAAGCGCCGCAATGGTCGCCGCCGCAATGGGCAAGGCAAAGCTCCACGGGCTGATTGTGGAGAAGAAGGAAGATGTTACTCAGCGCCGAGCTGCAAGAGAAGTTGAGGCCCGAATTGCTGGCCTCCTTAACATTAGAGCAGAAGACGGAGCTGGCGGACCTTCTGGAAGAACTGAAGCAGGCGAGGGACAGAGAGAAACTGTTCCAACTGTATCCGGACACGGGACCGCTTAGGCGCGAGCTATACCCCAAGCACGTCAAGTTCTTCCGCGCCGGAGCCGATTACTCCGAGCGCTGCATGATGGCAGCTAACCGGGTTGGGAAGACCTGGGGCGTTGGCGGCTACGAGATGGCGCTGCACCTAACCGGCCGTTACCCGGAATGGTGGGAAGGCGCGAGGTTCAGCGATCCTATCGATGCCTGGGCAGCCGGTGACACGTCCGAGACCACGCGGGACATTGTGCAGCTAGCTCTAACGGGCGTTGGCGGTGACGGCGGCGAGGGCGAGCTAGGAACCGGCCTGATACCAGGCGAGGACATTGTAGGAGAGCCAACGCATCGGCGAGGGATCGCAGGTGCATTGGACACGGTTGTTGTTCGGCATCAATCGGGCGGCAAGTCCAAGCTCGGCTTCAAGAGCTATGACCAGGGCCGGAAGAAATTTCAAGGGACCGCCAAGCACGTGGTGTGGCTCGACGAGGAACCGCCGTTGGATGTCTACACGGAATGCTTAACGCGAACGATGACAGTGAATGGTTTGATGCTTTGCACATTCACCCCGCTTGAAGGCATGACCGAAGTCGCGCGGATGTTCTACGAGGTCGCCGGATGCGATACTGCATAATGGCAGACTGGGATGATGTCCCTCACCTTAGCGCTGATCAGAAAACGAAACTCTGGGAAAGCATACCGGAACACGAGCGCGAGGCGCGCTCCAAAGGCATCCCGTCGCTAGGATCTGGCGCAGTGTTCCCGGTTCCTGACGAGCTTATCAAAACAGGTGACATGGCGATCCCTTTGCATTGGCCGCAAATCAATGGCCTTGATTTCGGTTGGGATCATCCGACTGCCGCTGTTAATATCGCCTGGGATCGTGACGCAGATTGCGTCTACGTTTGTAAGACATACCGTCAAGCCAAGGCTACGCCAGTCATTCACGCTGCTGCAATTAAGCCTTGGGGCGATTGGATTCCCTGTGCCTGGCCTCACGACGGGTATCAGCATGACAAGGGCTCCGGTTTAGCACTGGCCGATCAGTACCGGGCACAGGGTCTTAATATGACGCTTGAACACGCTACGCACGCCGAAGGCGGTTATGGGACCGAGGCCGGCATCATGGAGATGTTGGACCGGATGCAAACTGGCCGGCTGAAGGTGTTTGCAAGCCTGAATGACTGGTTCGAAGAAAAGCGCATGTATCATAGGGACAATGGGCAAATCGTGAAGATCAACGACGATCTTATGTCTGCAACCAGAATTGCCTTGATGATGATTCGATTTGCTACACTTGGCCCGCGTCGAAGTGACGGCCGTCGCGGACCCAAACGAGGCACCATAGCCTGATGCAATCCAAACCGATGGACGAACACCATCTGCTCGCAATACTGCGAACGGAAGAGTCAGATGCGTCCGCATATTATTCCAGCGAACTGGCTCACACTCAGGCCGAACACATTGAACGCTATATGGGCATGCCATACGGCGACGAAGCTGAAGGCCGTAGTCGCGTTGTGTCTCACGATGTCGAAGACACGATAAATTGGATCATGCCGCACATCATGCGGCTGTTTCTCGACAGCGATGATTTGCTAACCGTCGAGGACGAGACGCGAGACATTGCAGCCATAGAGCAGCAGGTGTCGCACTATCTCAATCATATATTCTTCCGCGATAATGACGGCGAAAGCATCCTGCACGATTTCGTTTGGGATGGTCTTGTGCAACGCATCGGTGTCGTTCGGGTTTCATATCAAGACCCTGAGCCGCAGCCGGCTAAGGAGTACCGCAAACTCGCCATTCCGCAAGCGCAGCAGATCCTGGAAAACGTCGAATATGAGGTTCTGGAGGCGTCCGAACCGGAGGTGGACGAACGCACGGGCGTGCCGACAGTCGATCTGAAAGTTCAGCGCACACCAAAATGCGGGCGCGTAGTCGTCGAGACAGTAGCGCCGGAAGAATTCGCGATATCGACGCGAGCCAAATCAATAGACCAGGCCGGCTATCATCGACTGAAGCAGGAAGTCTATCTGGCCGATTTGGTTCGCCAGTTTCCGGACCACGCAAGCGATCTCGACGCCAACGGTACGCATTCGGTTGACGATCAGTCGGAGGACCTTGACAGCGATCCTCGCCGGCAAGCCCGATTTGCATCTGAACACTATGATGTTGACGGATCAGACAGCGACGAACAGGAACGCCGAACGGTGGACCTGCTCATTGAATGGATACGCATCGATTACGACGGCGACGGCGTTGTGGAGCTGCGTCAAGTCAAACGCGTCGGCAACACAATCTTAGAGAATATTGAGGTCGATCACAGCGAATTGGTCGAATGGTCGCCAATCCGGATTCCGCACCGCGCCATTGGCCGAAGCATTCCGGATCAGATTGTCGACATCCAGAAAATCAACACCGTCGTGACGCGGACATATCTCGACAGCCTCGCGCAGTCGTTGATGCCTCGAACGGTAGTCAGTCGCCAGGCCATCAGTCATGACGCAAGCGTGTTGGATCAGATCATTGACCGGGACATCGGTGACACGATTGTTCTTGATGGCGATGCGCGGGCAGCTCTTGCGGAATTTGCAACGCCTGATGTGAGCCAATCGGCCCTTGCCGCGCTGGAACATTTTGATCAGCAACTCGAACAAGCGTCTGGCGTCATGCGGCACGCGCAAGGCCATCGAGCCGAAGCGGTGACAGACACGGCTGACGGCATCAAGCGTCTGCAAAGCGCAGCGAACGGGCGAATCGAACTCATTGGGCGATGGGCGGCGAAAGGCGTCGAAAAGATCTTTCAGCGCATTCTGAATTTGGTTGTCCAGTACCAAGATCAGCCGCGCATTATCCATGTCTCTGGCAAGCCTATGCCGATTGATCCGACGACGTGGTCGGACGAGATGGTCGTTTCTGTGCATGTCGGGATCGCGGCTGAAACGCGCGACGAGAAGCTGCAAAAGTTGATGGCCATTGCACAGAAGCAAGAGCAGTTACTAATCCAGTTCGGCAACGCTGGAATTTCGCCGCTCATGAATCCGATTGTAAGCCTTGAACAGTATTCGAACACGTTGCGCGAAATGATCGAAGTGGCCGGCATGAAGGACGCAGACCGCTACTTTTCAATCAATCCGATGGCAATGCAGGCGATGGCGATGCAGCAAGGCCAGCAGCAGGCAGATCCAAAGGCGTTGGAAGCGCAAGCCAAGCTGCAGCTTGAACAAGCGAAGATGCAAGCCGAGACGCAGATGGCGCAACAGAAGCAGGCATTCGAACAACAGCGCCTTGCACGTGAATTGCAGTTCAAGGAAGCGTTGGCCGAGCGGGAAGCTAATACTCAGGAACAGATGCAGAGCATGAAGCTGGCCACCGAGCGCGAGATTGCGGCGTTGCGCGTTCAATCCGAGCAGCAAATCGCCCGCGAACGCATGGAATATGAAAACCGTCTCGCCTATGACCGCATGGACATGGAGCGTCAAATCGCTCGTGAACGCCAGGATGATCAACGCGAGATGATGCGCACAAACGCGGTCATCAAGGCCAACGGCATCAGCACCAATCGGCCAGGCGGGGATCTCTCTAAATGAGGCAGACCAAACGCGAGCGTTTGCACGATATGGTTCAGCGGTCCGACAACATCGGGCCTGATTTTCAGAATCCCTACGTCGTGCAGTTCTTTCGCGACTACGAGAAAATCATTGTTGATCGAATTGCGCAAACAACAATAGATCAGACGGCAGAGCGGAATGATTTGATCGCCAAGCTGGCGGCAATGCGGGAGTTCCGCACTTTCATCGAAATGTCAATGGCAGCGGGCCAGACAGCCCGCGAAGCTTTGCGGGAATTGGACAATGGATAACGAACAAGCGTCTGCCGAATATCAAGACATCGTGCATAATTCTCTGGCAGATGCCGTCAGTGCAATGCCTGACATTGAGGGCTTGGAGCAAGGGCTATCCGTTGATCGTGCCGAGGACGGGAAGTTCAAGTCACGCAAAGAAGCACCAGCCGAGGCCGAACCGGATCAAGATCTTGAAGCGCTGGCCGATGAGGATGAAGCGGCCGAGGTCGAACCGGCAGCACCGGCTGAAGATGACGATTCCGAGGATTATATCGAACTGGAAGCCGACGAAGAAGGCGGCGAACCAGTTCGGATCAAGCTGGAAGAAGCAGTTCAGCGGTATCGCGAATATGAACAACTGCAGGAAGAGCTGGAACACGCGCGCACGACGCAACCGCCTCCGGAAGAATACATCCAGGTAACAGACCAATATATCTCGCGCCTTACGCAGTTGGAAGATAACATTACCAGTTGGATGCACTTCAATGTGCCTCAAGCGCCTGACGAACGGCTGCTGGATGAGATGAATCCGAATTACAATCCGCCGTTGTATAATGCGCAGCTTCAGGAATACCGGGCGCGGCGAGCAAACTACGAAGATGCGATGCAAAAGCTGCAATATGCGCGCACCGCACGAACGGCCGAACAACAGCGATTGGACCAGGCGCAAGCCCAACGTTTTCAATCGCAATTCCTTCAGAAGCATCCGCACATGACTTCTCAGGCGGCGAGGCGCGAACTCGCAGAAGCCCTGGAGCAGTCTTACGGCGTGACACCAGAAATGCTTAACAGCATCCGGCATTCTGGTCTCGCGGACGCTTTAATGGATGCCTACGCTTTCCGTAAGTCCCAGGCGGCTACAAAGAAAGTCGCAAAGGCCGTGAAGGCGAAACCGAAGCTGGTCAAGTCGCAACGACAGGCCGGCAGCAACAGCAAACAAGGGCAGTACAATCGCCTCGCATCACGCGAGCACTCCGGCACAATCGACGAGGCCGCTGATCGGATTGGCGCGCTGCTCAATCTATAAGGAATCGCCGTAATGGCAGAATCGCTCCCTACTGGCGCGTTGCAAACCTTTGCAGGCGTCGGCATCCGTGAATCTTTGTCTGATGAAATCACCAGGATCTCACCAACGGAAACGCCGTTTTACTCGATGATCCGAAAGGGTAAAACGTCATCGAGGTCGCCGGAATGGCAGAAAGACAGCCTAGCTGCAGCTGACGGGGACAACAAACAGGTGGAAGGCTACGATGTCGAAGGGGATACCCTGACGCAGCCGACGCGCCTGAAGAACTTCGTCCAGCTTCAGGATAAAACCATCGTGGTTTCGGACACGATGCAAGCAGTTGACACGGCCGGCCGCGCGAATGAACTGAAGTATCAAGTCGCAAAAGGCGGGCAAGAGCTGAAGCGCGACATGGAAGCGGCTCTAACGCGCAATAATGCGTCTGTGGCGGGCAACGCGTCAACGGCTGGTGAGATCGGCGGTGCGCTGGCTTGGTTGGAAACCAACACAGACCGCGATGCGGGCGGCTCGGACGGCGGATTCAACACTGGCACCGGGCTGGTTGATGCAGCCGGCAACGGCTCGCAACGGGCTTCGTCCGAAGCGCAGTTGAAGAATGTCATTCGTCAGGTTTGGACGGAAGGCGGTGATCCGAGTGTGATCATGGTCGGCGGCTATCAAAAGCAGCAATATTCCGCGTTCGCCGGCATCGCTACCCAATATCGGGACAACCCCGGCCGTTCGATGAGTCGCGCGGTGATCCTTGGGGCCGCTGATGCTTATGTAAGCGATTTCGGCAATCATCGCATCATTGCCAACCGCTTCAGTTCACAGCGCGATGCGTACGTACTCGATCCAAGCAAATGGGAATGTCTGTTCCTGCAGCCGTTCAAGACGGTTCCGCTTGGCCGTAATGGTCACAGTGAGCGGCGATTGCTGAAGGTCGAGCACACGTTGTGCTGTAAGGACGAAGCTGCAAACGGCGTCGTTGCCGATCTTGCCACGAGCTAAGGTGATCTCTCATGTCTAAGGCACATTTGCATGTGCTGGACACCCAAACGGGTGTTTGGCATCCGGTCACGTCGACCGGCGTTAGCGGTGGCCTGGGCGGTGGGGGCGCACGAGCGTCACATCAGGATTGGGCATATGCTGCAGTATCGGGCGGCATTGTCAACACAAGTGATGTGACGCTCGTCGCGGCGGGCGGGGCTAACACTGTCAATTATCTGACAGCGTTACAGCTCCGCAATGCCGATGCCTCGGTTGCAACAGAAGTGGTGATCAAGTCGGGCAGCACCGTTCTCTGGCGAACGGATCTTCCGACGAATAGCGACCAGCTAAGCGTTGTGTTTCCGCAGCCGTTACGGGCTGACAATAACACGGCGCTGACTGCAGCCGCGATCACAACCGCAGCCGAGGTCTATCTTAACGCTCAGGGCTATACGGACGCGGACGCAACGCGCGTTGATGCCGAATACGGCACCGATGCGGTTGAACTTTACACGGTCGACGGCGCTCGCGTGATGGCGGCTGACGGCACAACCTTTATCAACGGGGCCTAAATATCATGGCGACTCAAACACTCGACGCTCTAAGCGTCACTTGGAACGACGGCGCAACCTCGTTCAACGCCATCAAGATGGACGTGACAGACACGGCCAGCGCAGCGACAAGCGATCTTCTGGATTTGCAGGTCGGATCGTCTTCGGTGCTGAACGTCAGGAAGGACGGCCAGGTCATCATCACGTCAGCAGATGCGGCGGCGTTGGCGGTGGGGCCGAATGGTGCGACTAATCCCGTGCTGCAGGCCGATGCGGCTACAGCTTCGGCTGCAACGGGCATCGAGGTGACGGGCAAGGCGGCGACGGCCGGCGTTGCTCTTTCCGTGCTTTCTTCTGGCACAAATGAGAGCTTGGACATCGATGCCAAGGGATCTGGCACGATTGATCTCGCTGGAAATTCGACGGGTGCAGTGACCTACGCCACCAACCTAGTTGGAACCAGCACATCAGCCAACGCGCTGACGGTCGGCGCTAATGGAACGACCAATCCGCAGCTTAACGTGCAATGCGATGCGGCAAGCGTTGCAACAGGTCTGGATATTGTCGGTGCAGCGGCGGCATCGGGTTTGGCCCTCAATGTGCTTTCCAGCGGCACTAACGAAAGCCTGACAATCGACGCTAAAGGCACCGGAACAATCACGTTGAATGGTACGGCAACAGGCAATGTCGTGATGGGCGCGACGCTCGATCTCGGTGCGGCCATGATTGAGAATCACCAAGCTCTATCCGGCGCTGGTGCAATTAACGTGACATCGGGCGTCACGTATTGGACGACGACGGGTGCAGACGCCGGCACGTTGGCAGATGGTGTGGTCGGTCAAACCAAGAAGATTATCATGGTGGTCGACGGCGGCGACGGTACGTTAACGCTAAGTAATTTCGGCAACGGCACGACCGTA